CCACGGTACCGACATAATCACCCTTCGTAATTTTTGTTAAGGATTGGGGGTCTGGTAGGATGGTGCACATGATGGCCACATGCTTTCGCTGTCAGGCACCCTTCGACGCATATAGCCGACGCAATAGGTTCTGTAGTGTGAAGTGCCGAAATGCACATAAGAACTCCCTTAGAATTATGATGCCCGATGGTACACAAAAGAAGCCCTCCACTATTCAAACATTTGTGTGTGAAGTGTGTAAGATAGAGTTTTCACGCTCAGTAGGAGACTCGACTGTAGTCACGCGAGTAACTACATGCTCTACAAAGTGTAGTAAGGCAGCCCACAATATTTTGGGCTATGAGCCACGTCGTAAGTTCATGACTGTTCAAATATATGAGTGTCAATACTGTGGAGACGCGATAAAGCACCTAGTCAAGGGTTCTGGCAGTGTTAGGAAGACGTGCGATCTTTGCCGACTCGCAAACAAGCGTAATCGGTGGAGACGTCACAACGTTCTAGGTGGAAAACATCAGAGCAGGGCGCGTTACTATGACGTCCCGTATGAAGATATCGACAAGTTCGAGATATTCAAACGAGACAACTGGACTTGTCAGCTCTGCAAAGAGCCCGTTGATCCTGATTGCGAGTTTCCGAGTCTTCAGTATGCAACCGTAGACCACATTATCCCGCTATCTGTTGAAGGATCTCCTGGACACGTGTGGGATAATGTTCAACTAGCACACTTTTCATGCAACAGTAAGAAGGGCAACAGATCATGACATGGGAAAACATCGGTCACGGAGTGAAGATCGAGCTAACGCGCGATCACGTAGACAGGTTCACGGGGCTCATGATCGAGCATGAAGGGTGTGAACCACAGAGGATCAAGTTTGCGCTTCCGTGGGTCGATCGAGAGAGCGAATCGGATGTCTGGCACGTTCACCAGTGGGAACCGCTCACGCTTCATCCCTCTCTTCTGTGCGACACGTGCGGGCTTCACGGGTACATCCGAGATGGTGTGTGGGTTCCCGCGAATGAGGCAGCATCGAAGAAGCCCGTAGAAGGCTCTGAGACGCTTCCTGTGGGCCTCACGGTTGGTGTCGGTAATCCGATGCATCTCGGAGAGATCGAGGTTCGTACGGTGGCGCTGAAGGGCTCTGACTCATGGACGCTGAGCATAGACGTGAAGGGGATGAAGCGAGAGCTAGCGAAGATCCTCCGTGCGAAAGCCGACGAACTAGACGCTGACAGTTAAGAGTCATACATCATGCCGCGTAAGCCACCCGGTAAGGCTATAGATCCTCGCAACGGGCAGAGAGCGCAAATCGCACGCACGACGCTCGATCGCTTTGACCCTCCCTCCGGTGTTTCCGAAGAGTCGAAGTCAATATGGGAAGCGTTCTGGACTGACAACGTGTCGAGCGTTCTCACGATAGCTGATCGAGGGGTGTTGATTCGATGGATTGAGCTAGTAGACGACAGAAACAAGCTTCTTCGAGAAGCCATGAAGGAACCTGTGACTCTCGGGTCTACTCGTCAGAAACAAGCACATCCCTTGTTCTCGGTAGCAATGACAATGGAGAAAGCAATTCAAGCTCTCGAAGCTCAGCTAGGAATCGGGCCGAAGAACCGCGCGGCTCTCGGAATCGCTGTGATCGCAGAACAAAAGGGATTGAATGAACTGAACGCGGAGTTCGAGGATGACGACGGAGACGATGAAGACCCCCGCGTGGTCCGTGGGTCAATCGAACGCTGATAGTTGTCAGCGTTGCGGTTGGACTCCTGAAGGTGATTTGTGGCCTTCATATGGCGGAATAGCCGTCAAATGGATTCACAAGTATCTGATTCTTGCCGATGGTGACTTCTACGGGCAACCGTTCAGACTTCGGAAGGATCAAAAACTCTTCCTCTGGAAGTGGTATGAATACTGCCCGAACTGTGATCAGTGGCGTTACAACCGCGCACTTCGGATGGCAGCAACGGGAGACGGAAAGACACAGTTCATCGCTGCGATTGTGTGTCTGGAGTTCGCTGGACCCTCGAAGATAGTCCCGAAGTCTCCGATCATCCCGATTGCTGCCGCTTCGTTTGAACAGGCTGACCTTTTGTTCTCCGCTGTTTCCACGATGCTCGGAGGGCCAGACCCTTCGACGTCCGTTGCTCCGTTGCGTGGTCTGTTCAACGTCTTCGATACAGAGATCACATTCGCTGACGGACGTCCGGGAAGGATTCACCGGATCGCGGCTGTTGCCGGTACGAACGAGGGTAGTCTTCCGACACTGTTTCTCTGTGACGAACTTCACGAGTGGGGAGACGTCGGAGACGGACGAAGGGCACGCGTTCATACAGTTGTGGGCAAGTCAACTCTTAAGCGTCAGACGATTCATGGTTCTGGCCGGATCATCAATATCTCGACTGCCGGTTTCGATGTGAATCATTCGCTTCTCGGAGTCATGTATAGGCACGCTAAAAAGTGCATGCACAATCCGAACATTGACCCTAGATTCCTCGTTGATATCCACGAAGCCCCCGATGGACTGAACTACGAAGATCCTGAGCATCGAGCGATAGCCGTTCGGGCAGCGTCGAAGGGTGCTGACATTCAGTGGTCCGTTCAGGATCGAGTGAATGCATGGAATGATCCCACAGTTCCTAGACATGAATGGATTCGTTACTACGCGAATCGTTGGGTTGACGTAGCCGAAGGATCATGGCTTCAGGATCACCCTGCCGCGTGGTCCGAGTGTTCAGGTGAATGGACGTCCGATCCGGCGAATGCGTTCGTGATCGCTGTTGACATGGCGCTGAAACATGACTCGGTTGCCGTTGACCGTGTCGAGCTTCTTCCCGATGGACGTTACGCGGTCACGTCTCGAATCTGGGAAGCTCGCGAACATGGTGGGGTCATCCCTCATGATGAAGTGTGGGAGTACATCAAGGATCTTGCCTATGGTCCGGGGTTCAAATGCGTGACCTATGACCCTCGATACTTCGAGGTTCCAGCTCGACTTCTCGAACGTGATCACAATATCCCTGTTCTACAGTTCGATCAAAACCCGCAAAGAATGGCACCCGCTTGCGGATTTACTTATAAATTGATCGTGGAACACAAGATAGTGCACGACGGAGACCCGGACCTCGGAATTCATGTGAAGGGTGCCGTTGCGGTCCCGCAAGAACGTGGGGGCTTCACTCTGAAGAAGTCGAAGAGCAAGACTCATATTGACGCTTGTGTGGCTATGTGCATGGGCGTGTGGGTTCTCGCTGCGATGCTCGATGAACTCGATGACGGGAAGATCGAGATCGAAGGACCATTGTTCGGAGGGAAAGCATAGCTGACGCTTACGTGTCAGATGTCACCCTCCGCACACCCCCGGCTGATCGAGCCATCTCGATCTTCGTTCGACGTCCGGCCGGACAGACCACGATCGAGTCACGAAGGGTGAAAAGCGGCTCTGACTAGGGGAATCCTTGATCGTGTTCCGGGTGTTCCGGCTTGTTTGAAAGTCGCTATATGAGACGAAATCTGGAGACTTTCAAAACAGCCGGAACACCCGGAACACGATCTTGATTTGGGCCGTTTGATCTTCATCCTCCCTTCGTCCGGCCGTTCATCCTCACTCTCCGTTACCTCCCCCGGTCCCTCCCTCCGTGGTGTCCGGGCTATACCGGCTCAGGTGGCCCTGGGAAGCCCTGTGTGCCACGGTGACAAGATCGAGGGGCTTCCCGGTATAAAGAGTCCGACCGAAGATCCACGAGGATTCTGGGGGCTCTCAGGGCTCTACCGTTCGCGTTGACGGCCTACGGTCATGTAGAGTGCCTTGTGAAGGGGGTGTGATCATGACAGTGCTCGAAGCGTGGTCGCGCGCTAGCGAGAACATCGAGACGCGCGCAAGGGATCTCACCTTCCGTCAGGTGGCGCTCACGTTGGTTGCCGCTCTTCCGTTCCTGATCTTCTTCGTCGTCTACTTCGCGTGGCGCGTTCTCTGGACCGCTGTTACGTGGTTGTGGTCGGCAGGGATCGAAGGATGGGAGATGGCTAAGAAGATCAACGGTAGGTGATCGTGAGCTTCCTCGATCGAGTCAGACAGCGTCATCAGAGGCTGACGAACCCCGTATCAGAGGATCTGTCTCCCCTTTCAGAGACCCGATACGGACATGATCCCTTCCGCTTCATGCACAGTGAGGGGAGTTCGTTCCTCGATCGAGCCGCTACATCAGACGATGTCTATGCAGTGGTCAACCTTCGGGCACGTCTGATGTCTGGGCTTAAGCTGAGGGTGTATCGGGGAACAGGTTCAAGTCGTACCGAAGTGACCAACGGTCCCGCGTACGAACTTCTGAAACACGTAAACCCCTTCTGGACTCCGAGACGTCTCTATCGAATGGACGAACTGTCTCTCTGTCTCTGGGGTCAATCGTTCTGGGCTATCGAAAAAGATCAATTCGGAACTCCGATTGAAATTTGGTGGCTCAAACCCTCTCGCGTTCGTGTCATTCCCGACGCTAAGGGGTACATCAAGGGGTACATATATGAGCCTGCTAATGGTGGGCCACCAATCGCGTTTCTTCCTGACGAGATCGTTTGGTTCCGCTATCCGAATCCCCTTGACGAGTTCTCCCCCCTGTCTCCGTTGGTTGCCGCTCAGCGTGCGGCAGAGACAGGAAGTGCGATGCTCGACAGTAACCGCAATCTGTTCGACAAAGGTCTTCAGATTGGTGGCTTCGTCACGCCTTCTAGTGACGTCAAGACGTTCACGAAAGAACAAGCTGATGATCTCGAAGCGTTTCTAGATAATCGGTTCCGTGGTGCGAAGAACGCTCATAAGTGGGCAGTCATGCGGTTCGAGGCTCAGTTCAAAGCGGCTGAAGTTACGCCTAAAGACGCTGAGTTCGCACAGGGTATGAACCTGACGCTTCGTCGCGTCTGTAACGTCTATGGCGTTCCTAGCCCCCTCCTGAACGATCTAGAGTTCTCGACACTCGCGAACCTTCGTGAGCTTCACCAATTCCTTTGGGCTGACACTCTTGTTCCGGACGCTGAGCTTCGACAGGAAGAGATCACCGAACAGCTTCTTCCGATGTTCTCGGGAAGACCTCTTCACGCTGAGTTCGATTTCTCGTCAGTGTCGGCTCTTCAGGAGAGCACAACATCGGTGTGGGATCGAGAGCGGCAACAGATCGAAATCGGATCTCTTCGTATCAATGAGTGGCGAGAGAAGTACGGGCTTCCTCCGGTGCCATGGGGTAACGCATGGTGGGCGCCGGTCAATAAGTCTGCCGTCAACGGTGCCACAGCTACGCCACAAACGACCACACCGACCGAAGAGGTTCAGACCGATCAAGCGGAAGAGATGATGTCCATGCTTGATCTCCAAACTCTAGAGTTCCGGCATGGACGATTTGCCTTGAACGGCCATTCTTTGAACGGCCGCAGGAGGAAGGGAAATGAGTAAGCGTCTCAGCTACACAAGGGGCATGCTTGCCGCCCCTAATCCAGACGGCGAACTAGTCTTCACCGCTTCGGCTGAAGGTGTGAACCGCTACGGCTTCAGTCTAAACAAAAAGCGTTGGAGGATTGATAACTTCAATGCGAATCCGGTGATTTTGTGGATGCACAACGACATGATGCCGCCAATTGGGCGGGGGCGCGCCTCGCTGGATGGTTCGGGTCTCCGTACGTCGATCACTTTCGACAGATCAGACCCCTTCGCGGTTCAGATCGAGAACAAATACCGTGGGGGCTTCCTGAACGCGGTATCAGTCGGTTTCGACTTCGTAGACTCGGACGGACGTCCGATCGAACGATGGTGGAATCTGACTCCGGAACAGATTCAGAATGAAGCGTTCTATGATCTCGCTGAAGTCTCTGCTGTTCCTGTTCCGGCAGACCCGAACGCATTGATCCGGCAGCGTCACGCACTCGCATACGACTTCGGTCTGTTCGCTCCCGATACGGATGAAGAGGCAAGGGAAGTTCTTGCCGAGAGGGTGACTCTTAACCGTCAGAAGATCACTCCCGAGTATCCTCCGGGACACTCTCCCCTCGAACTGTCAGTTCGGGAACTGACGGAAAAGCTCTCGGCAGTCATCGAGATCAACGGACTTCGGACGGAACCTGAGCCTGAGAAGGTTGACGATTCAGAAGAGGACTTCAGTCCCGATGTGGTCGCTTCATTCCTCGATCACATCAAACTCTGAGTCAGAGAGGAAACGGTAAATTGTCTGGGATCACGCTTGATGCTCTGGCTCAGGAAATGAGGCAGAGGCTAGACGCTATCGGGGAAGACGTCAGTAACAGGATGTCTGACGTTCAGCTTCGGGCTATCGTTGAACCCATCGTGAAGGAACTGCTCTCCAGTCCCGATGGTGCCGAGTGGCTTCGTAAGCTCCGCTTCGGGCAGGATGACAACTCGGCTCTTGTGGGAACGAAGTATTCCCGCTGGAATCTCGGAGTTGCAGACATCGAGTTTCTTTATGAGCTTCAAAGCTCTCTCGCCGGACAGAAACGCGTCGGAAACGTCGGTGTGTACGGGGGTCCGTCCGAAGAGCTGACGAAGACGTTCGAGTCGATCAGTCAGGCGTATTATCTTCCGATGGAAGAGGTTCGGAAGCTCGATCGTAAGGCTATCGATGACCTCTTCCCCCGGCTTCCTGTCCACATGTTCAGCGGTAGGGATCGCAAGCTTGCCGCGCGTGGCGCGTGGGAAGAGACGGAAGCCTACCGCCGTGCGGTTCTGGCTATGGACACGGCAGAAAGCGGGTTCGGTTCCCAGCTGATCGGGGCTCAGTACGTAGGCGACCTTTGGGAAGCCGCGCGTCGTGAGTCTCGTCTGTATGGTCTGATCGAGTCTTTTGAGATGACCGATCCGACGGCTTATCTCCCTGTCGAAGTCGATATTCCTGAGATGCTGTTCGTCGCTGAGAGTGCGGCAAACAACAGCTCAAACTATGCGACGGTGAAGACCGGATCTCAACGCGTTCAGGTGGACGCGAAGAAGTTCGTGATTCATCAGATGTGGTCGGGAGAGATGGAAGAAGATTCCATCATTCCCTTCGTGCCCTTCCTCCGTCGTCAGGCGGCAGCGTCGATCGCTCACTATTCAGACTCTCTCGTTCTGAACGGTGACACCACGAACTCACCTACCGGCAACATCAATCTTGATGATGCTGACCCTGCCGACACGAAGCACTATCTCGCTTTCGACGGTATTCGACACGCCTTCCTCGTGGACAACACCTCTAACGGTAACGACATGGGGGGTGGAATCACCCTCGAACAGCTTCACATGCTTCGTGGTGACATGATCGACACGGCTCGATTCGTTGACTGGGGTCATCCAGCTAACGCTGATGATCTCGTGTATGTCTCCGATCCTGAGACGGCTGATCGCGTCGCACTTCTCGACGAAGTGCTGACTGTGGACAAGTACGGACCACAGGCCACCGTTCTTACCGGTGAAGTTCTGAAGATCGCGCGTCATCCTTTCATAGTCTCAATGGCTATGAGCAAGACTGAGGCTGACGGAAAAGTTTCCGCTACTGGCTCGAACAACACGAAGGGTCAGGTTGTCGCATTCAACCGGCGCGGCTTCAAGACCGGTTGGCGTAGGCGCGTTCAGGTCGAAACCGAGCGTCTTCCCGCCACCGATCAGACTCGTCTCGTCTACTCCCTCCGTCTCGGCTTCGGTCGCTTCACTCCCACGGGTGCGGCTTCTGGAATCGAAGCGGCGGCGGGCATTTACAATATCACTGTCTAGATCCGAATCTGAGCCCTTCGGGGGACTTCGGTCCCC